GTATGCTTGCCCCGCTTCTCCAGAAAAACGGGCTTGACCCGAACTTGCTTTTAGCCATGAACAACCGTGGAAACGGCGGATTCGGTGGCGAGGGAGGCTGGTTCCTTTGGGTTATATTTTTGTTTTTCCTCTTCCCGCTCATGGGACGTGGCGGGCTCTGGGGAGGAAACGGCGAGAACGGTGGATTAGGTGCCATCCCGAACCTTATCAACAATGACAACGGTAGAGAATTGCTGATGTCCGCCATCCAAGGTAACGGGCAAGCCATCAACACGCTGGCAACCAACTTGAATTGCTCGGTGGGACAAATCCAGCAAGCCATCAACGGTGTCATGTCTCAAGTTCAGCAAGTTGGCAATCAAGTCGGACAAAGCTCCATGCAGATCATCAACGCCATCCAGCAAGGGAATTGCCAGATCGCCCAACAGATCGCTTCTTGCTGTTGCGAGAGCCGCCTTGCAATCTGTCAACAAACCAACACCTTGCAAACCGCCATCAACGGCGTGGCCACGGGCCAAGAGAGAGGTTTCGCCTCGCTTGCCTTCGAGAGTGAACGCCAGACTTGCGCTTTGAAGGGAGCGATAAACGATTCAACGCAAGCCATCCTTGCCGGGCAACGGGCGGCAGAAATGCGCGAAATGCAGAACAAGATTGACCATTTGCGTGAAGAGAACAGCACGTTCAAGAGCTCGGCAATGACCTCGCAAATCGTTGCGCAGGCAACTGCACCGTTAGGAGCGGCATTGAGTGACTTGAGCGGGCGTTTAGCAAAAATCGAGTGTAACCAGCCGGAAGTGGCCAAGGTACCTTACAGCCCGGTCGTGGGTGTTCCCACTTGCGTGGCGGCACAATACGGGTTAGGATACGGCTTGCCATACGGTAACGGGTACTGGGGATAAAGAAAGGGGGGTAAATATGCCGTTTATAAATCCTTTCATAATGGCTAACAAGAACGGGATCCCGAGGCTTGAAAGCACGGGAGTTACGGTAGGAACCGCCAACGTGCGTTTCTCGTTCCGTAATCACCCTTTCCTGTCCGCTCCTTTCAGTGGCTTGATCCTTTTCAAGCTGGCACAACCCGTTCCAGCTGGCACCACGGGAACGCTCCCGGTGGTTTTCGACACGAACGGGACGACTCAAGACCTCACGACGATAGCGGGTGCCAACGTGACGGCCTCAGATATAACGGGAACGGGTATTTACCTGTGTTATTACGAGTCTGGAAGTAACACCTTGCAAATCTTGACAGGAGTAGTGTAGAACCGAAAGCGGGAGTTATCCCGCTTGTTAAAGAGTTAATTAATCATGTTTCAAAGTCTAAGACAACAGAATATATTTTACATCCTTCAAAAAGGCGACAATCCCAGTTTGAAGGTCGGTCAGGTGGTTTCCGTGAGTAACCCGCAACCCAAGTACGGCCAACTCGTGCCGGGTCAAGCCTTCGGGCAAAACGTGGAAACGGTAGTTGACGTGTCGGTGAAGGTCGGGGAGGAAACGATGGAGTTCAAGCAACTCCCGGCAACCTTGTCTATCGCCAATTTCGGTTCTAGCGGTGTCGTGGTATCCGAGAGCAGGGAGGCGATGAACGCAGAGGTTGAAGCGATGCTAAGAACGAGCAAGCAAGTGCTAGAGAGCATCCCTTATCATGAAAGCGTCATAGCCTCTTGTGATGACATGCTAAAGGTGTTAAACCCGCAACTCGCTAAAGAGAAAGCGCAAGAAGAGAAAATCGGGCAGCTGGAACAAAAGGTTTCCGGCATGGAAGGCACGCTGACGGATATAAGAGAGATGCTGTCGAAAGCTTTAAACGGTAGTAGTAACAGTAAAAAAACAAGTTAAATGGTTATGATCGAAATATCAGAGAGCAAGGTCGAGAAAATGTCCGACTACGCTGAAAAAATGGTTCGTTACGGGGGCAAGCTGATGCAGTGCCTTGAAGAACTTTCCAGCGGCGAAAGCATGGGTGAACGCTGGGACGATGACGAGGATTACGATGACATGGGAGAACGTGGCGGTTACGGCGGCGGATCCGGTCGTGGTAGTTACGGGAATCGCAGGGGTGTTCGTGGAACCGGCAGGTATTCACGTTACCGGTAGTGTTTAACCGGGAGGCGGGTCATCTCGCCTCCTTTTAAAATTAATTACGATGTGTAGACCAGCTTTAGACGTGTACGACGATATGCCACGGGAAATGAAGGCTTATTTAAGAAATAACGGGTGGCATTTCAACAAGAAAGCGGTGGAGTACGCCGCCTCGATGATGAAAAAAAAGAACCTGGCAACCGGGAAGATGGAAAAGATAGATCCTTACACGAAGGAGCAAGTTGACGAGATGTTGTCGAGAAACGGTGTCAAGCTAGAGAATGCCACCGGGCTTGATTACGTGTACGCCGCCAACATGGCGAAGGCGGATTTTCTCGGTTCCTCGATAAAGGACGAGCAGCATCTAGCCTTGCACGTGAAAGACGTTATCGACGATCCGGATGCCGCTGACGGGACAACGATGAGAAGGTGGTACGCCACGATGGTGGCCGCAGGTGAACCTGTTGAATGGGACGAGATATTATGAGAGGGTTAAAGTACTTGTTAAGGTTCCTGCGTGGGGAAAGCACGGAGAGTATCATTAAATCGATGCCAGAGGAAGATTTTAACAAGATAAAGGGATTCGCTCAAGGTATTGATAAACGTGCCTTGAATCGAGCGCAAAGGCGTAGATTGGAGAAACAACTTGCGAAATTGAACAGATGATAGTTAGAGACCTGTATATCGACCGTTACGACTGGCACTTGAGGGTGTTCTACGCCGTGGATTGCTATTACACCCGTGATATAATCGACGAGTTAAAAGCTATCCAGTGTCCTAGGAAGAATCTCGAACGAGCCTACCGGAACATGGCTTCATGCAGGTTGAACACGGGTCTCACTTACTCGAATAACGCCCTGCGTGAAACGGTGATGGTTATCGGGACGTGGTCAAGTCCGGCAGAGTTCGATAACTCTTTCTCGCACGAGTTGAGACACTTTACCGACCACGTTGCTAAAGCCTTCGGGTTAGAAACAGGTGGGGAGGATGTCGCTTACCTGTCCGGGGAGATCCGGAGGGAGTTGTTCCCGGTTAACAAGATGTTCCTTTGTGCTTGTTGTAATCACGACAAAGATATAGAGAGAGAAATTTGTAGATGTAAAACTTTAAAAAAACACGCTCCATGAAAAACGATGCTAATTTAGTGTATTTAATTGACTTGCTGGATAACGAGTGTATCGCCGGGGTCGCTGCTATAATCATAGCGGAGATGCTTGCTATCGTTTGAAAGCGGTTAAACAGTTACTTGAAGTGTAGCACGATTGGCGGCGTGTTAGAGGGGCGGGATGCCCCTTTATTTTTGTCCACGCGTATCTTTTATTGTTTTGAACCATTATAAATAACGTCATTTCATGAAAATATTTGCTTGCATATTTGCAAGCAAACGATATTTGTATTATATTTGTAACATCAAACAATAACAATAGAAGCGGGGGCAACGCTATAAATTCTGCACGAAAGACATGAGACTAGAGATTAACAAGGATGAATTAACCGGTTATTTTAAAGATGTTAACTTCGTTGAACACGAGTTTTCAACGCTCAAAAGATTCATGGAGTCAAGCTTTGCCCCTGACGAGGATCATAAAATTTTGCTTGATCAAGCATTTTTAAGTTTCCCTGATATTTTGATTTATCTAGTGAAAGATCGTAGGTATATCGTGATCGGCGATGAAGTGTACATGTCTTCACGCAACGTTGATGTACTTCCAGTTTTATTAAGCACTATTGATAATTACACTTATTGCAATTTAATGTAAAGTGGTCATGGATAATAAAGAGCTAAGACAACAAGTTTACGACGCTATCAATCGTGCCGGGTTGCGTAGTTATAGAGAGTCGCTCGAGAGTGTTTTAGAGAAGGGTATAATCTTCACGAAGGCACAACGAATTCAAGAGATAATTGACGTTGTGAAAGATATAGATGGACTCTCGTTAACAGGAGAAAGATTTTTCGGGTTCAGTAACGGCATATTGTTCACGATAAAAAAGTGTTGATTTTTTTTGCAAATCGCTATTTTTTTATTGATAAATTTGAGATTTCGAGCAATGGATGACAGGGAAAGAATAGGGTTGATGAT